ATGATTAACCGTGAAACATTCTTCGGCAAAGTCCGGTCGAGCCTCTTCAGCGGCTCGCTCTCGCAGAAACAGGTGGACGGTATGAACTACATGCTCGACGCCTACGAGGCGAAGTACGAGAAGAACTGGCCCGATCTTCGTTGGATCAGCTATTGCTTCGCCACGGCCTACCATGAGACGGCCTACACGATGCAGCCGATCTCCGAGTACGGCGGGCAGAGCTACCTCCAGAGCAAGCCATATTATCCCTACTATGGGCGCGGCTATGTGCAGCTGACATGGGAGGATAACTACCGCAAGATGGGCCAGAAACTCGGCATCGACCTGCTGGGCGCGAACAAGGAGCGTGCGCTTGAACCCGCCATCGCGGCCGAGGTCATGTATTCGGGTATGCGCGACGGCGACTTCACGTCGAAGCGCCTCTCGTCATACTTCACGGATGCGCTGGATGATCCGGTGAACGCCCGCCGCATCATCAACGGCACCGACCGCGCCGAGACGATTGCCGGGTATCACCGGAAGTTCTTGGAGGCGTTCCAAGCGGCCTACACCGCCGAAGCCCCCGCTCCGACGCCCGAACCCGAACAGCCTGCGCCTACCGAGCCGGAGGAGCCTGCGATCCCGGTGGCCGAGTTTCGGACCTATATGGCCGAGGTCAACAGGCTGGCCGACGCACTCATCAACAAGCACAGCGCGTGAAGCGGAGGGCGAGATGAATAACGGCTTCAACCTGGAGAAGGCGGCCTTCCTGCTGGTGGCGGCTGTTATCGTTTCGCAACTTCTTGTTGGCCTATCGGTGACGGGGGCTTGCGTGTTTTACGCCTCTGATATCATCTCAGGCGGCGGGGAGTGCAGAGCCAACGGGAAGGTGGCCGAGATCATGTCTGCCGCCTTGGCGGCGGCTCTGGCCTTTGCAGGGCGCGGAAAGTTGGACAAATGACGAGAATCGTGAGGTTACACGCTTTTCAAATCATCGATTTCATGTGCCTATCCACTCGGAGCGGAGCGTCAGATGTTTGATCTGGAAACAGCAAAAAAGCGTTTGGGGATTACAGGAAGCGATCAGGACATACAGGTCCAGATGGCTCTTGACGCCTCTCTGATGATCGCGCAGCGGTACTGTGACCGCCTGTTTACCTACGGCGCTGATGTGGTCTATTTCTACTATCATGGGGGCGATACCCTTTTCCTGCCGCGTTTCCCGGTCGAGGCGATCATCAGCGCCCGAGGCATACCACAGTATCTCAAAATTCATTCACGCATGGGAATGATCCAGTTCGCCGGGTACTTCACTTCTGAAGAAATTGAGATCCGCTATACAGGAGGATACCAGGTTCTGCCGCCGGATCTTGAGATGGCGCTTTGGGGAGTGTTCGACAGTGTCTGGCCGTCGATCTCCGGCACGTCCGACCCCACGGCTGGTGCCATCGACAGCATTACGATCCCTGATGTCGGGACAATTCGCATGAACAACTCGAGCGGCTCTGCTTCGAGCGCAAATAATGCAAATGTGTTAGGACCATTCAGTTCCATCCTCGATAATTACCGGAGGGTGACGTGTTAGGGGCGACCTACTTCCGCATCATCAAGTCGGGCTTTGAATTGAACATAGCCAAGCTGGGGGTGCCGGCTTCGTGGGAACGCGCGAAGTCTGACGGCGTAGCAAGTGCAGTTACGGTTGGCTTCAAGACGGCTGGCGCAAAGGATGAGGCCATCGTCAACGCCTACGGCATCAACGCGATCATAATGACATTGCGGGCGATGGAAGCACCTGTTCCGCCAGAAAAGTTCGATACCTTCATCGTACACGGCGTTCGGCACACTGCGGATGCAGTCCACCAAGTGAACCTCAATGGCGAGGTGATAGGCTGGAAGATCTATGTGCGGGGTGCCAACTGATGTCATCCAGCTACGTCAGGCGGAATGTCAGGAAGTGGTGCGCCGAGGTTTCGGCGTCTACCGGGGTGCCATTCTACGACACGATCAACGTGAGCGTGACGCCGTCCGACCCTGTGTGGTTTACGGTTATATTTGTGAGCGAGATGCATGAGGGCAATTTCTGCCAGCCACAGTTCATTGAGCATGGGTTCTTAAACCTCATCTTCGTCGCTCGGCCCGGCATGGGGGACAAGGCATGTCTCGATGCTGTTGAGAGTGTTGTCCCTCTGCTGTTTGAGCGGGGCGACAAGAGTCTCACGCTGATCAACTACGAGCCAGTGGAAGAGGACAGCGGCGGAACGGCCGACAAGGATTATCGAATGTCAGTGGCAGTCAACTATCGGCTTTCACTGTGACCGGAATAGGTGAGCAAAACGCAACCCAGCCTTTAGGAGTAAATCATGGCTGCTTATTCGACTAAGGGCACGCAAGTATGTGTCCTCAAAGGCGCTGCGACTGCCACCAGTGTCGTACCTACCGCAATCACCAAAGCCGCGCCGGCGGTTGTAACGGTCGCTTCAACGGCTGGTCTGGTGAGGGGCGACCTTGTCTCTATCCCGGCCACAGGCACGACGGGCAGCACAGGCTTTACCGAACTGGACGGCAAGAGTTGGATTGTCGGCACGGTGACCGGCACCACGTTCACGCTTCTCGGGTCTGACACAAAGGCTTCGACCGCAACGCTTGCGGCTGGTGCTTCTCTCAGGATCTTCAATGACACAGACTTTGATTGTCTCTGCCTGTCGTCGATCACATTCAATCCAGAAAGTGCGAACAACGTCAGCGTGGCTACCTTCTGCGACCCGACTGCCACGATCCCGTCGCAGGTCGTCGGTTCCGGCACTGTCGACATCGCTGGGTTCGTCGATATCGCTGATGCTGGCTACAAGGAACTGATCGAAGCCTACAAGGATGGCAAGGCCCGTGACTGGCGCATCCGGCTGGGCAATGACCAGGGCTACATCATGCTCAACGGCATTCTCTCTGCGCTGAATGTCGATATCCCGATTGATGGCGCCACAGGCTTCACAGGCAGCATCGCCCTGTCTTCACGGTATCGCCACCTCTTCTAAACGAGAGGCGGTGAAGGCTGCCGGCGGGTTGCTCACCTTCCGCCGGCAGCCGACCATCCCAGGTGGGCATGAAAGGTGAGAATATGAAATCGAAGCAGATCGAAATTGATGGCAAGGTTTATGAGGTTGTCGAGTTGTCTATGGAGGCAGGCATTCCCCTCATCAGCAGGGAGAATGGCGCACTCGATACGGCCGGTTTGATCAGGGCCGCGACAAGGATCGACGGCGTGCCTGCCAAGGAGGGCGACCTCAGTTTTGGTGTTGCCATGAAGCTCATGCCGCTGGTCATGGAACTGAACATGTTTTCTGGAGGCGAAGCGGGAAACGCATGAACTCTCAGCAGATGAACGTCTATCAGCTAGCCGAGAACCTTGGGATGACCGTCACGCGGATGCTCCGCGAGATGACGATGTCCGAGTATTTCGGCTGGGTGGCGTTCTACGCTGAAAAGGCTGAACGGGATTCTTCTGCTGCCGGGAAGGCTCCGAAGCTGCGCCCTAAGAAAGGCGACGAGCTTGTTCTCCGGGGGTTCAACATCTGATGGCTACAGCGGTCTACAGGAACGTAGATATGACGGAGGTACTCCTCCGTGATCTGCCGATGAAGATCGCTGAGATCCATCGCGAAACGGCTGCCGAGTACACCGCGCGAGAGGGATTTGAGTCGAACTACTCTGTCTTCGCATTCAGGCGGTATCAGAAGGCGACGAAGTATCCGACGATTGAATCGATACCCGATAAACAACTGTACCTTCCTGCCAGCATTGGGATCACCACGGCTGGCGGGAAGAACTACGCTGTTGAGATTGCCACGGAATTCACTGCGGCGTTCTTCCGCCGGGCGCCCGTCATTACGGGGTCGTACCGCAACAGCCTGCGCTTTACCTTGAACGGCAAGATCCGTTCGCTGTCTTCGCTCCAGAAGATTCAGTCGTTCTCTCCACTGCGCTCGGGCGAGATAATTGAGATTTGGTCAGCGGTCGAATACGCCTCGACGCTGGAGGCACCGAATTACAACGTCAACGGCATCTTCCTGGAGATTGCAAGTTCTCTGCTGGCTAAATGGGGCCAGAAGGCTTCCATCAGGTTCACTTACAGGTCAGGCAAGAAACAGCTTATGGCGTTCAAGTACATGACGCCGGTCATCATGATTTCGGCTCGCGGGGAATTTGCATCTTCACTCAAGACCCGCCGCGGCTACCAGATGCGGAAGCGCAAGCGGGCGGCGAGGCGGGCTGAAAAAGAGCGCAAGGCAGGAGCCAGCAATGGTCGATAAGACGGCAATTCAATACGATCTTATTTTCAACAGTGATGCGGCGGCGAAGGACATAGCCTCTCTGACCGTTCAGTTGAAGACGGCAAATGATCAGCTCTCCAAGATGCAAAAGGACTTCGGCGGTGCGTCGACTGCGGTCAACCGTACCGGCCGTGCATTCGGCTCCGCTGGGCAGTCGATCCAGAATGCCAGCTATCAGGTTGCCGACTTCGCAGTTCAGCTTCAGGGCGGCGTGGATGTATCTCGCGCCCTCGGCCAGCAGCTTCCTCAGTTGCTTGCCGGTTTCGGCGTGTTGGGCGCGGCAATCGGTGCGGGCGTAGCCATATTCGGGCCATTCATTACCAGCCTCGCGCAGGTCAGGGACACCTCCGCAGAATTGGAGGAATCCACGAAGGCTCTGGCCGACGCGCAGGAGACTACGCGGAAAAGTGTTGAGGATCTGAGCGAAGAGTATGGGAAATATGGCGAGGTCATTCGCGGTATTGCCGAAACCAAGGAGCGATTGGCTGCTGCGGATATAGCAAGCACCCTCCAGGCAGATGCGAAGGCGCTTTCTGAGTTGAACGGTATGGCGCTTGGCACGGCCAGTACGTTTTCTATCATCGCCGACGGCTTCAAGAACTTTGATCTTCGCACGACTGTTATAGGCCAGTTGATTGAGCCTATGAACGAGTTCGAAAAGGAAGTCGAGAAGATGCAGCTAAACTTCGGTCTGACCGAAGAAGCTGCGAAGGCGTTGGTCGGCCCGGTGAAAGACTTCGGGGCGGCGCTGGCTGAGTCGGACGTCGATGGAGCGGCCGCCGCTCTTGCTGAATACAACAAATGGCTCCAGGCCAATATTGATTCTGCTGATGAGGCCATTCCGCTCTTCGACAAGATGAAGGAGAAGTTCGACGCGCTGGCGAAGATCAGTACCCGAAACCTTGCCTCTGGATTTTCGTTCACGCCGTATACTGCTGCCAATACCTTTAACAATTATGAGGGTAACGATAGGGTTCGGCAGCAGCTTGAAGATATCGAAGAAGCTGCGCGGGCAGCCGAAGCCGCCCAGCGGGATGCTGAACGGGAAGCTTCTCGACGTATGCGGGAGGCTTCTGCAGCCGCGGCAAAGGCTGCTTCCGAGTATAACCAGTGGGTCCGAACCATCGAACGCGGGACGACCCCTCTTGAAAAAGCTAACTTTGAGCTTTCCGAGGCGACGGCGCAGTTCGAACGCTTCAATGCCCAGATGTCTCCTGAGCAGCGCGATCAGGCGACGGCTTACATCGAAAACCTTCAGAAGAAGATCGATGAGCTTCAGTTCAAGGAAAAGTGGGATGAGATGTCGAAGGCCGTTCAATCGACATCTGAGCCGCTGAATGCATTCTATGAACAGATCCGGGACATTGGTAAGTCCATTCAGGAGGATCTCGCAAGCGGCATCACCGATGCCTTCATGGCCTTCGTCGAAGGCACCCGGTCTGCCGAGGATGCCTTCAAGCAGTTCGCAGTCTCATTCCTGAAAGAGATCACCGCCATGATCGTGAAGGCGACGATCCTCTATGCGATCCAGACGGCGCTTGGCGGGACTGGTGGAGCGTTCGGCGCATTGATGCAGCGGTTCGGCGGGGTTTACGCAAACGGCGGCGCATTCGGCGGCGGCCGCGAGATCAAGGCGTTCGCGAACGGGGGCGTGGTGTCCTCCCCTATGGCTTTCCCGATGGCGGGAGGCAAGACCGGCCTCATGGGCGAAGCCGGGCCGGAAGCGATCATGCCGTTGACCCGGCGCAACGGCCGGCTCGGGGTCGAGGGTTCGCCCGTCAACGTCCGCATCAACAACTACACCGGGGCCAAGGTCAGCGCACAGCGGGGTGCAGACGGCAGCATCAATATCGACGTTGTAGAGAAGGAACTCGCCGCCCGTATGGCGCGTGGCGGGTCACCTATCTCCAAGGGTCTGGAGGCAGGCTACGGTTTGCGGAGGGCAGGACGGTGAGGGATACAAGTGTGAACCGGGTGTTCTACCGTCTCGGCCGCGCGGTTGGGTTCTTCAAGATGCCGTTGCTGTTTGTCTTGGTGGCCTACGCCGCGTGGCTTGCAGCCGGTAGCTGGGGAGCGCGGTAATGGCGATATCCAATCAGTTGAAGAGCATTTACGCATCTGCGCCGACAACGCAAAGGTATGTCGATACCTTGTCTTTTGCTCACAGCAAGTTCGCTCAGACCTACTACCTGACGAGCGACACGAAGCCTTGGCGGTTTCTTTTGGAAACGCGCAACCAGGTCACCTTCATCCCCGTGCCGTTCAAGATTGTGCTGCCGGCCATCGACGGCAAGGGGCAGCAGGACATGTCTCTCACAATTGCCAATATCGGGCGTGAACTCGTCGACCCGCTCGAGGCTGCGATAGCTGACCCTGGCGAGGCAATACGCTGCACCTACCGGGTCTACATCGACAGTGAAGGTACGCTGCCGCAGAATGATCCCCCGCTTACGCTGGTGGTCACTGGCGCCCAGATGACGCGGGAATCGGTATCCGCCACGGCCACCAGGGCAGACGTGCTGAACCGTGCCTTTCCGTTCAACATCTACCGATATGATGAATTTCCGGGTCTACGGCGATGAACTTGGATCACTACATCGGGCTTCCCTATCGCGAAGGTGCTCGCGGGCCAGACGCATTCGACTGTTACGGCCTCGTTGCGGAGGTCTACAGGTCGATCCTCGGCGTCAATCTGCCTGACTGGTATCAGGCCGCGTCTGGCCCGCTGGCGGCTTCAAGGGCTATCTCTGCGGCTGTTGCTGGCGAGGTGGACGGCGGCCGCTCCTGCCGTATTTCAGAGCCTGTGGACCTCGACATTGCGGTCGTGGGTAGTAACAGGCGTCCTCACCATGTCGGGGTCGTGTTTTCCGGCGGCGTTTTGCATGCCTCGCGGACGTTTGGGTCGACGTGGCACCCCATGCCGCGCTTCGTGATGCTGTATCCTCATACGGAGTTCTATCGATGGCAGCCCTAGTACTCCTGCGAAACCCACTGACACCGCACACGCGGGAGATCTACCCGCTCGATGCTGGCACACCTGTGATCGACTGGTTACAGAGCGAATACCCAGACGGCTTCGGCATGCCTATTCGCTTCTATGTGAACGGGACCGAGAAGCCGCTTGACGATCTCGACTACGAGGTC